TAATTGTAGGTCGTATCAATAGTATATGTATCATTAGGATCATTTACAGATTGAGGATTTACGACATGTTTAATTGTTTGTTCATCAGTAGATCCAGAAGAATCAGTAAAGTTGACAATAGAATTTAGAATGACTTTTTTATTATCATCAATTCTACCAAAAATATTTATTCTAACATCAAATGCTAGAGTGTATACGATTTTACGATTTTTGACAAAGTCATTATCATATGTATCTTCCTTCGATACAGTTAGCAATTTAAATATAACTTCGTCCGTAAACGTTTCACCATCAATTGGATAATATGAACGACGTATAGACGGTTTAAAGTAAGGTATAATCTGCTCTACAATCTGTAAAGCTTCATCCTGTGTTTTTGCGTATACTAATAAATTAAGAGGAATAATATATGGGGCTGGAGAATAAACTGAAACAGGATCACCATTCGCGTTAATAACTCTGCATACATTATTCTTTGGCAATTGGCGATCAGTATCATAAGTAAGCGCGCCAGCAATTTCAAATGACATTCTCGGCAAAGTCAATGCTACGCGCTCATCAGTTAAATCTGGATTTTCGGCTAAGCGAACTAAAAAGGATTCTCGTGGCGCATAAGCTAAAGGAACTCGCCTTTGATTAGACAAGTTACCTGAACCATCTTTTCGAGCAACATGAATATCATTAAACATATCGCCAAATAAGGCGACTATTTTTTTAATAATACCATTATATGAATATGTACCGTACATTAAAAGTCACCAAATGGGTTTGTAGAATCAAAGGCCGTTATGCTATCAGCTATCGATTCAATTGCGTCATTAGAAGAATAGCCAGTGTTATTATTTTCACTTATTGAAAGAATTGTTGCGGTCTGACCAGAGGTTTTACCGGTAATACTTCCAGCACTGAACGTAACAAACTTATCTGTTTGATTACGTACATTTGAAACATGTATGAGATTTACATTATTTCCATTTGATAATTTTTGTATTTCAGCCGTAACCGTATTCGAACCAACAGTTTGACTAATAAGTTCGCCATTCGTGAATCCAGTGACTGAATCAACCGTAAGAATATATTCAGTAGCAAACTTGTGCTCATCGATTCCAATATCGTCAAGATCCATTTCTTCACCAGAGTACTCAAAGAGTGATGCGCTAAGTTTATAGACCGGAAGATTATTTAATTGATAAAATGGCTTTTCATGTTCAACAAAAGTAATTTCAAAAATAGTATTAGTTGACGGCATAAAAATAAGATCACCTTCTCTAGGACGAGAAAATTCTTCTATATTAGTGCCACTTAAAACAGGATCTTCTTTATTACTATTCGAATCTTCCCTTAAAAGAACTACACTAGAACCTTCAGGTCCTAAAGCTCGCGACTTAATTATGTTACCGCCACGATCCAATGCTTCAATTCTATTTGTAGCAGATGGAAGAAAACCTTGAGATACTACGCTTTCCCATCTACTCTTTGCGACAACAAAAGTAGCTTCATCTCTAATTTCTACGCCAAACTTTTGAAAGATATCGCCGCTATCAAATCCAGTCTTGTTTTCAATATACATTTCAATTGGTAACGAGTTTTTAAATTTAGAAAAGATATCTTCTCCAAATATATCATCTTTCGTAACGATTTCTCGTGGCACATAATGATAATTTTGTCCATAGATTTTGAGGGCCTCAATAACGAGATTCTCATATAGACTTTGTTGAGTACTAAGCCCACCACTTTCTGTAAAATTTGGATTGAGTGCCATTTACTTATCCAATAAAAAAATCAACAGGTGGTTGATACCGACGTTGCATTTCGTCTTCAAGCTCAGCTTGACGTGTTTTTCCTTCATTATATATTGTAGTGCCATCCATAGTAATGCCACCAATAAGTTCAACGCCATTAAACTTCATGAGGTTCATACCCCACTGCTTTTGGATTAAGGCTGCAGCATACGCTTTTAACCAACGATCATTCCACGCAGCTGCAGTTGCTGCAGGGTCAATGAATCGATATCCACGACTTACGATATAGTCTCCAGCTTTAACATCATCATCCCAATCAAGTTGAATATTTAATTTGTTTTCATAGCGTGAATACTGGAAGTGATCTATACCCTGAAACAAATCGTCTAAAAGACCAAGATATTGTCTGGCTTGTACGTATGTTGTAACACCGCCAGAAAATGATAAATCGAATAAGTCATTCAAATGCAATTGATACTCAATATTAAAAAGAGAACTATCAAAACCAGATCTTTGATTAATTGGAATGACGCGAGTAATATACGCTACATTATTTCCAACTGTAATGTATTCGTTATCAATATCAGTTTGCGTAAGTTGCGTCTTAAAATAATCTTCTACTAAAGCATCTACGTGAAACTCTTGCCAATATTGAATGGCATCATCAATACGATCTTCGACTTGGTTATCAGATACATTGATTTCTAGAACATCTTTACCGAGTGCTCTTAAGCAGAATTCTTTGAAGTCAGTACGTGTTCCTGGCTGTGCCATTAATGTATCCTTTTAGAATATATTTATATGATCTTATCAAGCACAAGAGTGATAGTGCCATCATCTTGAACAGTTCCTTCGCCATCACGTATCTCAAAGAAGATTTGTGTTGTTTTTGAGTTCGAGCTAACGATGAACCAATTTCTAGTCGAAGTAAGTGCCTGCCAAGTGCCTATAGTGCCAGATGTAACAGTACCTGATATAAGAGTGGCTCGTATTTCATAGTCGCCTGGGGCAGATGACTTTGGATCGATCCAGTCACCTAACGCAGATGATGGAGTGCCTGACGGCGCAACGATATCACCGTCAGGGTGAAACTCTACACCAGCATTACCACTGCCCCCAGAAACAAATGTTGTAGTAATAGTTCTTGTAGGAACCGTGATAACATCAGCCGGTTCTGCCGAGTTAATACACTGCGCCAGCATATGAAGAATCATACTCATTAAGTTAAATTTCCAAATATGTGACAATCTGTAGCACTACGAAATAATACTGCCATGGTACTATTTCCGGCTAAGGTCACCGACGCCGTGTTAGTTCCATTAAAGAACATAGATAGCCCAGATCCACGTGTAATAGTTCTAGAAGTACTTCCAGTACTAATAATAACAATATCACGCGCAGCAAATGTGCCACTTGGTATTTCTATACCAGCACTAGCAAATACGACTGTGTTGGCATCGGCTGCAGTAATAGTACTACGCGCTGCGCCAGTAGATCTTCCAGTTATTGTATCGGCAGTAAAGTCACCCGTAACATTAACATCAGTCGGCAATCCAATAGTAACTGTAGAACCTTCTGATCCAGAACCAGATACTTCTACTTCATTAGCTGTTCCGGCAATTGTTGCGATATAATTACCCGTTGTGTTTGTTCCTAAAGCAACCGCATTACTTACTATTGTTGCGGTTAATGTTCCGGAAGCAAGATTTGTAAGAGTTACTGATCCACTTAAATCACCACCGAGAGTAATAACCGGATCAGGAATATTTGTGAAGTTGGCGAACTCTAAGTAATGTGATCCTTGTTGACCATCAAGTAAATCAGCGTCTAAGCCAGAAGTAGCACCATCGTTGCCAGCGTGCCAAATCGTATTATTAGTATTATTATCTCTAATATATACGTTTGATACGTTTCCATTATCTAAGCCAGAAAATATGTGAGAACCTTCTGTTTCGATATAAAGAGAACCACCGTTTTGTCTAATGCGCGATTCATCAGACCCAGAGCCTTGATCCGTTTCATTAAGAATAATTCTAGGCTCAGTCAAAGAAATCGTTAAGTTACCAGTAATAGTTCCACCGGTAGAGGCTAAGTAGCTTAAAGCAGGAATTCTAGCTGAGTCGAATGTGCCCGATGTAATCTTTGATGCATCTAAATTAGGAATTCTAGCGGAAGTAAAGGTTCCAGTAGTAATTTTCGATGTGTCTAAATTTGGAATACGAGACGCTGAAAACGATCCAGAAGTAATCTTTGACGCGTCAAGGCTAGGAATTCTAGCATCAGCAAATATGCCACTCGTAACATCGGCAGCATCATGCGTTTGAGCAGTTAACTCTTGTTGAACAAACTCAGTAGTTGCTAATCGAGTCGAATCATTGCCAGTTGTTTGTGTTGGCGCTGTAGGATTACCAGTTAGAGTTGGTGAAGATAAAGGCGCCTTTAAATCTAGTGCGTTTTGAAGACCATCGACATTACCAATCACGTGGTTATGAGAATCATCGACAATAGAAACTGTAAGAGTTCCAGAAGCAAGATTTGTTAACGTTACGCTACCTGTCGCATCTCCTGCTAAGGTTATAACTGGATCAGCGACATTTGTTAAATTAGTAAAGTCTAAATAGTATGATCCTTCTTCACCGTCAAGTAAGTCAGCGTCTAATCCCGATCCAGAACCAGCCGCAAATCTAGCGGTTGGAATAGTTCCAGAGCTAAGATTACTTGCGTTAGTATAATAGCTACCTTGCTGACCATCAAGTAAATCCGCGTCTAAGCCAGAAGCAGCACCATCATTACCAGCATGCCATACTGTATTTGATGCTACAGCTAATACGCCTGTGGATGTGTTCCATGTAAAATTAGAATTACCTTCGATTGTGCCATCGCCGGTCCATACCGCAACTTGATTATCTACTGCCGTACCGACCTTTAAAACATCACCGCCACCGGAAGCAGCAACTGCGCTTTGAACAAACTGAGTAGTAGCGATCTGAGATGTAGAAGTTCCAGACGTAGCAGTTGGTGCCGTTGGTGTTCCGGTTAAAGCAGGTGAAGCTAAAGTAGCATAATCGCCAAAATCAGAAATCTGTGACTCAGTAATTGATAGCGCTGCTTGGTGTTGAGTAACATTTGACTGGGCAATCCGCGCATCAAGAAACGTACCCGAAGTAATAGAGCTAGCTGCTAAACTTAGACTACCAATTTCCTGTTGAACAAATGCGGTTGTAGCTATTTGAGTTGTATTAGTTGAACCAGAAGCAGTTGGTGCCGCCGGTGTTCCAGTAAAAGTAGGAGAGGCTAATGATGCTTTACCTGCTAAGTCAGCATCGACCTCGTTGATAGCAACAACTAAGTTGCCGTTAGC